GTAGTAAGTGCCTTCGTCTAATAATACTGAAGGTGTAGAAGGATTGTAACCATCTTCGTAATAACCAAAGCCATTTGAAAATGTGCCTGTAATTGTATCAATTAAAGTATATGTTCCAGATACCAATTTATATCTTTTAACTGCATACTGCACAATAAAATTAACGTCTATATCTATGTCATAAGTTAAACCAGTTGCGTTTTGCCATTTAGTAAATGTAAAATATTCCCGAACATACGGCGATATATTATAATAGGTTTCTATTTTGTTTGAAGCTGGTATAAGTTTAGATAGTGTATATTGAGGATTTGTAGGCTGGCTTCCTGAATTCCATAAAAACAATTCTACCTTACTGCCTTCTTGACCTGTTTCGGCTATTTCTATAATATGTGGACTTCGTGCTAAATTCATTTGGCTAATTTTTTAAAGTTTTCGCTTGTGATAGTGTTAAATAAATTAACCATATCAAGCGCATATTTCTCTGTTACTTGTTGAGGTAATTTCTTGTAATATTTCTCAAAAGGTCTTGTAAAAAACATACTTGGCTTTATTCCTTTTTGCCAGATGCTTCTAATGATAGTTCTTGCCGTTTGTTCATAGCTTAAAAATCTACCGCTTTCCTTATCTCTAAATTGTATCTGCTTTCTTTGCACCCATTGATTAATGCCTTTAGTTAATCCGCCTTTTTTCCCTGTTCCTGTTCCAAACTGATAACCACTTAAACTCTGACCACTACGCACACCTTTAACACCTCTATCTTGATAGAATCCATAATCATTCATTGTAAATGAAATCTGAATACTATTTTTAGATTCTTTAACATAAGATTTTAGGCTTTTAGCTAAACCACCAGTATCTCTTGGTAAGCCTTGCTTAGCCTCTGCGATGACCTTATCTCTAAACTCATCCAATATCTTTTGTACTTCGCCTTTCTTCATTAGCAGATAGTCATATCGTTAGGAATTAAAATATCTAATGTCATTGTCCAGCCTGTGAGATTGTTTTCCATTCGTTCAGTAAATGGTTCGCAGCTCGGTGTTCCGTCTACTTGGAATTTATCCGTGTATAAGTCACCACGTCTTAACAACTCATAACATCTATTCTGAACTGATAACATCGTGTTGAGTACATAAAGCTCGTTGTCGTTGCCGTCAAACTTATCTGTTGTTTCGTCTTTTGATACGTTTACTATATCCATTGCAAGTATGCTTATATTGTACCTTATGACGTTATTCTCAAAGGTTGCAGTATTGACTATTATATGCACCAAAGGAAATATGGTCTGCTTATTTAGGTCAATGTCAAAAATGTCACCTTGACTTACGGTAGAAACTAAAGCATCGCTTTCAAAGTGTGTTCTTAACTTGTCTATAATATCAAAATAATTCATATCTATTTTTTCATTTGTCGTTTAATTTCTCTGTCTTCAATTTCTCTTTTTTGTTTTTCGAAGGTGAGATAGGTGAGACATTGAGTAAGTCGTAGCTTTGTGACCTCATCATATCTGGTAACATCTCCTCCAGCGCATTGATAGATTGAGCTATACCAACCCCAGTTTTTGGCGAATTGTTTTCGCTCACTAAATTCGCTGAATGCGTCATCGTCTTCAGTTCTTTCTTCAAATAAGTCATTGTAGCGTTTAATAATTCTATCCCTAAATTTTGCAAAAAAAAAGAGGCACTTAAAGCGACATCTAAAGGAGCGAACTTCATTAGTTCTTGCATATCTTCGTTTGGTTCGTAATCTACTATTGAATACTTGTCTTTGTATTGTTCTTTAATTGGTCGGTACATTACTGCCATAGCTTTGTGATATGTTTTCCAGTTTTGTAGGTTGTGTTCAATATCTACATATTCTCCAAAGCTTATATTTTCAATGTTAGGAATAAACGCAAATTTATACTTGTCTATTTTAAACTCTCTAATTAGTTTAGGTCGTTGTTGAAATATCTTTGTAAAGTGTACGATTAACTCATTTAGGTCTTTCATTTTTATGTGCATAACTTCCTTCAATTCTATGCCACAAAATATCTGTATCATTTTCTGTGCAATGAACTCCTCATCATTGCTTTTTTCTTTCATCTCAATGAACTTCTGATACCTTACTAATGGTATCTCGTTTAAGTCAGTTGGTAATGTTATATCTATTTTCATACTCTCTTATATTAATAACTAAATATTCGTGTTTTTGTTATCCCTATCACATTATGCTATAGCTTCCATAATTCTTATTTAAACCTAATGTGTCCATTTCGTGATAGCGCACCGCATCCAATGCGTGATTAAAATGGTCGATAGGCTTATTAAGGCGCTTACCACTTTTATCTACATCCCAGCAATAAGACCGTAATTCCTTTATCAGATTAGTACTTGATTTGGTAACTAAATAATCTTGCCTTTGCATTACATCTATTCCATAGTTAATAGAGTCCTTTCCTTTGGTAGCGCCCTTAATTAGTATTCCGTGTTTCTGTCGTCTTATTTCTTCGATGCTTTTAGGCTCTGCACTATCTGCTACAATTGGAACGCTTACAGGCAATATTTTAGCAATGTCAGAATTTAACATTTTTGTTTGGTAGGCTTTCTCGTTTAATATCCTTTGGTTATTATAGGTGTATATCTCAATGATTGCCGTTGGGTCTGCTGAATATCCAAAGTCAAGCCCTATGCCTATCAACCTTGCCTCCTCTGGTATTTTATCAATGATTGAATAATTACTGAAAACGCACCCTTGAAGAGAACCGACCAAACCCTCACCATAAACTTTCCACCAGTTAGCCCAGTATGCGCTTGTTTTCGCTTTTAAGCGATTCTTTTCGATTTGTGCTACTATACCCTCATCAAGTCCCTCATTGTCCTTGTACGTTAAAATAATGAAGTCTGCGTCTGATTCGTGTTTTAGTTCGGTGTGTACCCAAAACTCATTAGCTGGGTTAAAATCTAAATACACTTCTCGTTTCGTTCTGATTGCCATTTCGTTGTAAGCGTCAAAGGTTACATTGTTACACTCATTGATATAGAGTATATCTCTTCTTGCTCCTCTTAATTTGCTTGGGTCATCTGCACTAAAGAACTCTATAAAACTGCCATTAGCAAAGTCATAACGTAAATGGCTCTTGTTATATCTGCTATCTACATACCTGTTGATTGACTTCATAATTTTCAGAAAATCTCGAAGCGCTCCTCTGCGCAAATGTGGTATTGATTCAGCTACAACGCTTATTTCAAGATTTGGTGTGTCTGCTGCTTTGTGTATAAGGATAGGCAAAATGCCATAGGTTTTACCAGCACTCGTTCCACCTTGAATAATTTTAATCCGTTTTTTTAATGCAAGGATTTTATTTATTGCCGTTGTCCTCTTTAACATCTGGAAATAAAGGTTGCTCTATATTTGTTTGCTCTATCTGTTGGACAGGCGCACCGTAAGCACTATCTAATAACTTTTGGTAAGCCGTTGCATCTCCTTCACGAGCTTTTTTAATTAGTGCTAATGTCATTAAGTCCTCTTGAGATAGAGTTTCTTCTACGTCAGTTATTGGATTGTTTTTGTTCTGTTCTAACGCTAACCATTTACGCGCAACAGAGCTTCTGTTCTTGCTTCCTTTAGGTCTGCCTTTAGGATTTCCACTTTGCCCTTTTTCCCATTGTGGTAATAAGTTTTCTTCATTCGCCATTTTTCCGTGTTGTTTCGGTGTTGTTAGTATCTATTGTTTTTTCATTGTTGTTTACTATCAAAATGTGGTTCGTGTTTTCATAGTGTACTTCAACATCCTCTCCAGAATCTAAAAACCTTGCCTGTATTTCTCTGATTCTTTCCTTGTGTCTTATTGGGTGTCCTACTATCTTAATCATTATAAGTGTCGTAAACCCTTCTCATTTTATTTACTATATCTCTAATACAGGATTTACAATTAGTATCTCCTTGCTTTGCGTTGAATACTCTATTGTAAATTTCAAAGAGTTTTCTTTTTCCGCTTGGTCTATATGTTCCTCCTTGATTAAAGAAGTCTGTTAGCCATTCATATTCGCTTTCTGTTAGGCAGTTCGTCTTTCTGTAGCGCCACACCTTATTTAAAGCCTCTCTACGCTCATCACACCCACAATCTTCACCAGCTAACCATTTAACCATTTTCTTGATGCCTGTGGCTTCTGTTATCTTTTCAATAGTGTCGCCTAAACCTTCGCTTTCTTGGTCGGCTTTCCATTCTTTGTATTCTTTAGTTCTTTTGTCTAAAGATTCATAGTATTCCGTGTTTTTCTCCATAGCTATATTTTTTCGTAATCTTCGTTTATATAATCTTCATAATCCTCTGCACAATTTTCTCTTAATCTATCTTTGCAGTATTTTATGGTTGTGAATATGCTTTTAGTTCCTATCTTGGTTTCTTTAGATGCCTTCCTAAAGCTCCATTCATTATCTCTATAATACTTAAATAGCATTTCGTCATACCAATGCCAAGTCCTCATTTCTTCGGATAGTCTGGCTTCTAATAAATATTCTGCTTCCTTTTTAGATATGTAATCGTATTCAACAGTAAGGTGTTTAGCTTCGTTTAAATCTACTTTGTGATGTTTCTGTCTTTCCATATACAAGCTCTTGTAAATATTGTATAATACGCATCTAATGTAGTTGATGTTTACTTGTCCGTCTTTCTGTATGATTCTGCTTAAATCTCCATATTTATGCAGCCTTAAATACATCTCCTGTACTATATCCTCTGCGTAAACATCTTCGCCTAAACTTCTAACTATCCTCAAATAGTCCTCGTGATATTCAGCGACTTGTTTTAGCCATTTCATTGATTAGTATCTAAACAAATGTAGTGATTATTTTTTAACACTATCAAGACGAAGTTTTAAACAAATAGTTGTGAATAAAAAAACCACCTACTCACTTGGCTAAATAGGTGGCTATTTTTAAAACATAAAATTCAATACCTTGAAAGGTAATAAAAACCATTACAAATATAATAAAAAAAGCCTCCATTTCTGAAGGCTTCCTTAACAAATTAACTGCTACTTAAAAAGGTAGGTCGTCAGATTGTGACCTCATAGCTTCTTTTGCCTTATTGTCGGCATCAATACCACCTTGTTCTACTTCTGCTTGATAAGGTGCGCTAAAAGCTGCGCTAAAGTATTTCTTTCCGTTCTTGGATTCGTTTACCCATAAGGCTATTTCTTTTTCTACTCCGTCGATTAAAGCTTTACCTTTGTAATCTGGTTGTGCTTCCGTCTTTTTGTAGTCGTTCTTAAAGATTGCTCCTGTGTTGTTTTTCTGTTCCATAAATTAAGGGTTTATTATATTTAAATCTTTGTCTACTTCATATGTTAGTGCCTGTATATCTGCTAATATATGCTCTCTCGATATCCCTATATCTTCCTCATCCAACCACATTATATATATTTTGCCTTTGTATTCATATTTTATAAATACTGCACTATTATAAAAGTCATCATTTACTGCTTGGGTCATATACTCTTTTTCTGTCATATTCTGATGAAATGAGCGACCAAATTGCTTAATTGATGTATGATAGTCTTGCCTTGCGTGTTCGAGTAGCTGCCCAAGTATCTTATATCTTTCCTTGCCTTCCAGTACCTTCATATTATTGATTAAACAATTTTACATTATTTGTTTTTACTTTCTTGAGAATATACTCACTAACTTTCATTTCATTTTTTTTAGCGAGTGCCTTTATTATTAGCTTTTCTTTTCTTGTTGTTCTTACAACAATCAATTCATTTCTCTTCTCTGTGTCTGATAATTTACGTCTGCCCATTTATTAGTGTTTTATAATACTCTCTGCATTCTTTTACTCTATCGTATATAGCTTTTACTACATCTTTTTCATATCTTACTTCGAAAGTTTTTATTCGTTTTTCTGGTGGTATATGGTCAAAGTTGTGTCTTGCTTCTACGTCTGCTCGTAGTTCTTCGTTTTCGTCTATTAGGTGTTCTTTCCAATGCGCTCTCCTTACTTCGTCCTCTACAATCTGATATGGTGTGTTTACTAAACAATATGCAAGAACTGATTTACGCTTACCTGTTAAAGCCATATAGCCCTGTAATTGATAATAATAATCTTTATTAGGTATATCCTCCGAAAAGAATGGAAATGTACTTGCATCGTAGCTTGACTTCACATCTAAAAGTATGTTATCCGTGTTTACGTCTGGCGTACCTGTCAAGTAATCATTCTCAAAGTGTTCTTCGTTCTTGTACATAAAACCAAAGTCACAATTGTCTTGAACAAGGTCTATAGAAGTTCTTTCGACCTCTATGCCTTTATCCGTGTAACGGCTTGAAAATTCTTTCTTAATGCCATACATTTCTTCTATAGCTAACTCCTGTAAGTAGGTCTTGCAAGTCTTACTCAATACTTCAGACTTGCTTCGGCTATTTGTCATAATCTTACCAATAGCACTACATCTAATCTTTAACATATTACAGTTGTTTTAATTGTGCTGGTGTTAATGCCCATTCTCTTTTGAGCCTGTCTATAGTGTATCGCTTATCGTCAATAGCAACTAAAGCCTCCTTAAATCTGTCATTAGATATCTTTGGCTTTGATTCGTTTTTATCGTGCTTATTGGTAGCGTCACTATCTTTAGTGTCATCAATCAAAAATAAGCCGTTCAAAGCATACTTCCGAGCATAAGAACTACTGCTTCCGAATGCCTGTGATATATCCATTCCTTTACGATTTGGGTCAATACCAGCTTGTGCCTTTACTATCTGCACTTTATCGCCGTCTGTAATCATTGCCGTTGCCTCTACATACATATAACCAGCAGCCTCTTTTACCTCATCAGATAAGCTTAAAACTAATCCGTTTAAATGTGGCTTAACGGCTTCCATAATATCCTCACAGGAACGATATTTATAATTGCCAAATTTGTTAAATTGATTCTTTGGCGCTTTTAACTCTTGCTGGATTTTCGCCAGTCTTTTGAATAGTGTGTTGTCTTTCATAACATTTATTTAATTAAAGGGGGTTTTTACACCCCCTGTTTGTTTTTACATTTTATCTAATTCTAATGACATATTAGCCGCCTCAATAGGATTCATCCCCATTGCTTGAAATCCAACAATATAAGCAAACTGCATTTGGTCTTTTGTTAGTTTAATGTTTTCTCTTACTATTATTACTACGAAATCTAAATAATTCATTTTGTTTTTTTTAAGTGTTAATTAATTTGTATACACAAATATAACACTTTATTTTGTATTAACAAGAAAAAAATGAAATTATTTTAATATTTTTTTTATTCCCCAATGTTTACCTAATAGATTCATAGCCTTTCCAATGCTTAATTGATAGTCTGGCTTTCTCCAAAATCCGTCATAATACAAGGCAGTTAATTCACAATCTTGTAGTATTATCGTTTCTGTATCATTGCATTGATGTTCGCCTTTTAATATGATTGCTTTGCCTTTACGTTGCCAACAATCAACTATTCTTTTGAGTAGTAACCTTTGTCCTTTACGAATGCTATGACCTTTTCGCTTTATTTCAAACAGGATTAAATGTTCATTGTCAAACTCCAGAACCGCATCTATATCGCTTGGGTGAATGTCTTTCCATTCTGTGCCTACAAAATCAATAGCCTGTTTTACCTGTTCTTTATTTCTTATTAGTCCCTCTGACATCTTTTATTTTTTGTTTGTATAGTTCGATTATTTCGTTTAATTCTTCGCGTGTGTACTTTCTTACTTTATGAGCCTCTTCATGTAATTTTATTAACTCATCTCCTCCTATTCGTTTTTCTATACCTATTTGATAGTTCAGTAAGTTTCCGTGTTTATGTTGGTTACAGGCTACGCATTGACCGTGTACGTTCTTTTCGTTAAAGGTTACGTTCTTGTGACTTGTACTAAAATAGTGACCAGC